GTGGTGCGCTCGTTCTTCCCAGGTGGCGGCAATGGCGGGTGGTATGTGATCGGTAATTACCTGCAGCCGAGCAAAAAGGCGCCGCTCAAAAGCATTACCTACCGAGCGGACGGCAATTTTAACGTCCGTATTCAGGACAAGGACGGCTGGCGGTGGTGGTGGATGCTGCCGGCCACGGATGGCGCGTTTTCCACTGTGCAGATCCGCCCCCAGGACGGCACGCTGTCAGGCTACCAGCCCAACGCGGCCGGCCGGCCGAATCCGTCAGCGCCGAACTACGACGAGCTGGCGGAAATGGACATTCTGCTGGACAACGACGCCGACACGAACCTGACGTTTGAGTATTACTGCATCAACGAGCTGCCCGACCTGTACGACGGAGTGGACGGCTACACGATGCTTTACCGGCTGACCCTTAACGGTCAGCAGGCGTTTCGCGGGCTGGTTGGCGATTGCACGGTGGTTGGTTATCGCAACGACTCATTGGCCTACAGCCCTGGGGTGATTCCGTTTTCCAATATCTACTCGGACGGCACCGAGCAGATTGGCGCTTGGCACGGCATGCCATACCCCGGCTATCAATACCCGCTGATCTTTTGCCTGGACCCGGAGACGTACAGCGTCGAGCTGGGGAACATGATTGATTTCCTGTACGACTCGCAGCAGTGGTACCAGCAGAAATTCGGCGTCCTCGGACCTGGTGCAGCGGCGTACATCTGGAACCGCTGGGATAACTACCGCTACGGCCCGGCCGACACTTGGACCCAGTACCACTGGGGCGATGGCAACGCATGGGCCGGATACCAGCCCAGGGCAATGATGGGCGCCTGCAGGGCCTGGTATGAGCTGGTACACCGGGGCAAGCCCGTACCGCCCAAGCTGGTCGCCTACGCCGAGAACTGGCTGCGCTGGTTGGTAAAGTTCGTCAAGGACTCCAAGGGCATCTTGCCGACCGACTTCCCCACCAACAGCGTGCCCAAGCCGGTGGAGGACGATTTCACCGGACACATGACCGGGCTGTGGCTGGCCGGCGCCTGCCTGGCGGCGATGGCCGGCAGCCAGGTGGCTGACCTGGATGTGCTGATTGAGGCGTGCATGGACGAGCTGCAGACGTACTACACGGTAACGCCCATTCCTGGTCATGCCATGAATGGCAGCTGGACCCCCGACCCGCGCCTGGGTACCGATAACGGCATGTTCTTTGGCTTTTGGGCCGGGGAGATCCTGCGCGGGCTGGGCTTGTACATCCAGTACCGGACCTTGGGTGCGGGGGCGAACATCTACGGCGGGCCAGTGCCCGCTTAGCGCTTCACGGCCTGCCGCGAGGGCAGGCCCCTTACTTCAAGAGCGAACCAATGGCAGAAACAGACGCGATTTACGTCGCCATGCTGACTGACGCGGGCGCGGCTGCGCTGGCGAAAGCCATCGCCACCAAGACCACCCTCAAGATCAATACCATGGCGATAGGGGATGGCAACGGCAGTACGCCGCTGCCCTCTAAGCTGCAGAAAAAACTGCTTCACGAGGTGTTCCGGGTCAAACTCAACCGACTTTCGGTGGAGAGCGGCAAGCCCGTGATTGTGGCCGAGGGCATCCTGCTGCCGGAGGTCGGCGGCTGGTGGGTGCGAGAGGTCGGCCTGTACGACGACGCCGGGGTGCTGGTTGCGGTGGCCAGCTACCCGGCGACCTTCAAGCCGCTGCAGGAGCAAGGCAGCGGCCGCACTCAGGTGATCCGCCTGCTGATTCAGGTCAGCAGCACCGCCAACGTGCAGATTCTGCAGGACCCCAACACGGTTACGGCCACCCTGGCAGTGGTGCAGGAGGCTATCAGCCAAGGCGAGGCTGCCACGGCCCGCGCACTGGCCACCGAGCGCACCATTTCGCTCAAGGGTGATGCCACCGGTGCGGCCAAGTTCAACGGCGCCGGTGACGCGGCGATCAATGTCACCCTGGCCAATTCCGGGGTGCAGGCCGGTACCTATTCCAAGGTGCGGGTCAGCGCCAAGGGCCTGGTGCTGGAGGGGGCGACGCTGACGGCTGCCGATATCCCCAGCCTGGACGCGGCCAAGATCACCACCGGCACGCTGAGTCGACCGACCACGGGCAACGCCGGCAGCGCGACCAAGCTGCAGGCGGCGCGTGTGTTCACCTTCACCGGTGATGTGGGCGGTCAGGGCCAGTTCGATGGTGCTCAGGATGTGGCGATTGCCCTCAGTCTGGAGAGCACGGGGGTGCGGGCTGGTACCTATCCCAAGGTGCGGGTCAGCGCCAAGGGCCTGGTGCTGGAGGGCGCGGCGCTGACGGCTGCCGATATCCCCAGCTTGGATGCCGCCAAGATCGCCACCGGTACCCTGAGCCGGCCGACCACGGGCAACGCTGGCACCGCGACCAGGCTGCAGACGGCGCGCGAGGTGAGTTTCACCGGTGATGTAACCGGGCGGGGGGTGTTTGACGGCTCGCAGAATCTGTCGATAGCCCTGGGCCTGGCAGGCATGGACGTTAGCAAGCTGGTTAGCGGCATTCTGCCTATCCATCGGGGCGGTACCGGGGGCAACACGCCTGACGGGGCGAGAAATGCGCTGAATGCGGCGGTTCGCTCGCAGTTCTCAGGGGCGCAGAACGGTTTCTACTGGGACACCGACAACGGCTTTATGGCCCAGTGGGGACGCTTGAACGTGGGGGACTTGCCCAGCCAGTTCACCGAGTACCAGGTGGGATTCCACTCGGGTGGGTTCTCGGCGGCGCCGTTCATTGTCATTCCGGTGATCTACCACAAGAGCAACCCAGGGGTGCCGGCGGCCACGTTGACCCCGGCGATCATGGAGGGAAAAACCACCGGGCAAAGTTTCAACATCATGATTGGCGAGTGGGCGAATTCGGTACAGGACTTCGCGCTGTACTGGTTCGCCATCGGCTTCCGCGCGGGCTAACGCGCAACACATTTCCAGCTGTTCAACTCAACCGCCCATTGGCGGTTTTTTCGTTTCTATGGGGAGCATTTATGGCTAACTTTTTCCATGGCGTAACCACCTCGCTGGTCATTTTGGGGGGGCGCACCATCAGCGTGCCCTCGTCGTCGGTGATCGGCATTGTCGACGTTTACACCCCAGGGGTCGGCCTGGCTGAGCCCAATACGCCGGTGCAGGTCGTCAGCGACCGCGAGGCCGTGGCGGCGTTCGGCCCTAACTCGCCGCTGACCAAAGCCTGCCTGCAGATTCTCGATCAGGCCAAGGCCGTAATCATCGCTGTAGGTGTCACCTCTGCCGGCACTGCGGCCACCATCACCAGTTCGGTGATTGGCGGCGTGGCGGCCGATGGCAAGCGCAGCGGCCTGCAGGCCTTGCTCGATGCCAAAAGCCTGTTCAACCAGCACCCACGGCTGTTGGTGGCACCCAAACATTCGGCCACCAAGGCGGTGGCCACCGCCATGGATACCCTGGCGGATAAGCTGGAGGCGATTGGCCTGATCGACGGGCCGGGTACCACTGACGAGGCGGCCATTGCTTATGCCGTGGGCTTTGGCAGTAAGCGGCTGTACATGGTCGACCCCGGCGTCAAGAAGTGGAGCGTTACCAGTAACGGCGACGAGGACCTGGCGGGTTCGCCGGTGGCGGCCGGCCTGTTCGCGCAGACCGATGCCAGCATCGGTTTCTGGGCTTCGCCGTCCAACAAGGAAATCAAGAACATCACCGGCACCGTGCGGGCTGTCGAGTACCTGGACAACGACCCGACTTGCCGGGCCAACCTGCTCAACAACGCCAATATCACCACCATCATTCGCGACGGTGGCTATCGCCTATGGGGCAACCGCACGCTGTCCAGTGATAGCAAGTGGGCATTCGTCACGCGGGTGCGCACCGTCGACATGGTGATGGCGGCCGTGCGTGCCGGCATGAAATGGGCCGTCGACTTGGGCATTACCAAAAGCTATGTCAAGGATGTGACCGAGACGGTGCAAGCCTTCATGCGCGACCTCAAGGCCGCCGGGGCGGTGATCGACTTTGAGGTCTACGCCGACACCGAGCGCAACACGGCCAGCCAGTTGGCCCAGGGCAAGATCATCTGGGTGATCCGCTTCACCGATGTGCCGCCTGCCGAGAACCCGATTTTTGAAATCGAGGTGACCGACGAATACCTGACCCAAGTTCTCGACGTAGCCTAAGGAGGGCGCGCAATGGCTGTTATTCCAGAAGTACTGTTCAACATGAATGCCTCGGTGGGCGGTGTCAGCCTGCAGGGCGATGTACCGTCGCTGACCCTGCCCAAGCTCACGGTCAAGACCGACGAGTATCGCGGCGGTGGCATGGACGCGCCGATTGAGATGGATATGGGCCTGGAGAAGCTGGAGGCCAGCTTTACGTCCAACGGCATGCGTCGGGAAACCCTCAAGTATTTCGGTGACTTCGACCAGACCGGTTTCAACTGCGTATTCCGGGGCAGTTTCAAAGGGCAGGGCGGCGCCACCAAGGCGGTGGTCGCTACCTTGCGCGGTGCGCTCAAGGAAGTCGATCCGGGGGACTGGAAGCCGGGCGAGAAGGCGGAAATGAAGCACAGCATCGCGGTGCGCTACTACAAGCTGGAAGTCGGCGGCCGCGTTATTTATGAAATCGATCCTGTGAACTGCATCCGCGTTATCGACGGTGTCGACCAACTGGCCGGCGTTCGCGCTGACCTCGCCATTTAAGGAGCCTTAGCATGTCCATTTTCAACCCTATTCCAACCTGGCTCCACATCGAGGACGGCCGCGCGGTGGTGTCCCTAAGCGTGCCCCTGGACGTTTACGGCGAGACGCGGCAGACGTTGACCATGCGCAGCCCTACGGTGAGCGAAGACCTCATGGTAGGCCTGCAGGTGGGCGACAACGACGAACAGCGCGAATTACTCATGCTGGGGTCGCTGTGCGAGCTGACCGAGGATCAGCTGACGGCTCTGCAGGTGCGCGACTACCGCCGCCTGCAGCGGGCCTATAAGGAGCTGCTGGGTGATGACAGCGGCGAGAATCCGGCC